TTCGGTAATTCAAGAAAAGGTAAGGAAACTACTATGGCCACCAAGCGTGGTCTCAAAATAACCATCATCGAGATAAAGGAACATGAAGTATCTGAAGCATTCCCAATTACCCCAATACCGAAACGAGAACCTACCAAAGAAGTGTCCAGTGATGCAGACTGGATGCTATAAACCCTGCGTGGATCACAACCATACAAGCGGTATGGTTCGCGGAGTCATCTCCATGGAGGGTAACACCTTCTTGGGTCGTGTTGAGAATAGCTTCCGTAGGTTCGGCACGAGCTCCACCGCTGGCTTACCAAGCATACTGAGAAGCATGGCAGATTACTTGGATCAAGGTGACACAGACATCCTTCATCCAGTGGGATTAAAGCAGTTGGCATCTAGGTTTTGTCGCTTACCCGTTGCAGATCAAGTGTTTGCATTGAAAGCATTAAAAGTAAATAAAAGTGAAATTAATGCTTGCACCAACTCAAAACAACGCACAGTCTTATATCGTAAACAAATTACTAATGGAAAATAAAAACATACTACAAGAAATCCAGTCAGAGCTAAAGGCTCCGAAGGGACAGCGCAATAACTTTGGCAACTACCAATACCGTAGTGCCGAGGATATTTTAGAAGCAGTCAAGCCCATCCTAGCTAAGCACAAATGTGCGCTGGTTATCAATGATGAAATGGTTGAAGTCGGGAGTCGCATCTATGTGAAATCCACTGCAATGCTAGCACTTGAAAACCAACCCTTCGCAAGCGCCACTGCCTTTGCTCGTGAAGCCGAGACAAAGAAGGGCATGGACGATGCGCAGATTACTGGTGCTGCTAGTTCATATTCAAAAAAATATGCACTAAATTCACTATTTGCTATTGACGACACCAAGGACGCTGACTTTAGTAATAAGCATAACAACAACTCTTCAGTTACCAAGAAGGTAGCTACAACTAACAACGAACTAATATAGTAGACTATAATCATGGAAAAACAATACGACAATACAGACCGAGGTGCATTATTCAAAAACGACCGCAAGGAAAAAGATACTCATCCAGATTTGGGTGGCACTCTTAATGTGGGCGGCAAGGAGTATTTCATCAACGCATGGAAGAAAGAATCCAAGGCAGGTGCAGGATTCTATTCCCTATCAGTTAAGCTGAAAGAGCCCAAGGAGGATACAGGCACTGTAGCTAGCTCAGAACCCTTTTAACCCTTTGCTTGGGTAGCAAGGCGTAGTGATCGGCGGGACAAAGTTGTGGTATTCTTTGTCCCGCTTTTTTGCTTTATAAACCAAATATAAAAACACATAATGATTTCATCAGACAATTTAATTTTACCATCCAGCGGATCAATGACTAACTTCTCTACGGGAGCCGTAAGAGACGCAATGCAGGGCAAGGGCTTTCCATCACTGATCCCAACGTGCGCACTAAAATCCCTAGCTAAGCGCTTTGAGGATGGAGCCACTAAGTACGGCAGAGATAACTGGCAGAAGGGTATCCCAATCTCTCGCTATTGTGATGCCGCACATCGCCACCTATGGGCACTGCGTGACGGACAAACAGACGAAGACCACTTCGGTGCTGTGCTCTGGAATATAGCTTGCTGGCAAAAAACAAAAAATATGATTGACTCTGGTATCCTTCCAGAGGAACTTAACGACATCTAACCCACATAACACTATGAAAGATTACATTGATAATTACAGAGAAGCATACGACAGAGAGTTTTTAGACGAGGGAGACGAGGACATCCGCAAGGCATTCTGGAAGACAGCACGCATAGAAATTAACGGTGCAAAAAGAGTTGGACTAATTCAAGAAATGGGTATTGACGAGTATCTGGAATCCAACTACAAACCTTACTCGAAAGTCTCAGAGGAAACACGCAGAGTAATTCAAGGTAGCGACATTATCCCAGCTAGGCTGCTAGCAGATCACTTCAAAGTTTCGCTTTCAGCCATACATAAAATTAGAGCCAACCATAAGAAACAGTAACAACCCAAAAAAACAGCAACAACCCAAATAAAATACCATGAACGAACTAAACGCAATTGAAGCAGAGGAATCCATACTAGCTAGCTGCATCTCCGACTTGGACGGTGCAGTCTACGACGAGTTATCAGCCATCATAACGAAGGATGATTTCTACAGCAATAAGAACTCATCTATATTTGATAGTATCGGGAAGATCATCAACAACAAGGATGAGATCAACGAGGTGAATGTAGCTAACCAACTACGCAGCATCAATATGCTGGACGAGGTTGGTGGGTTGATTCGCATCATGAGCATTATGGATTCCCCTTGTACCCCACTCGCTGGGCGTGCTGCGGCTAAGATCGTTCTAGGTAAGAGTAGAGCTAGACAGCTAGCTAGGCACTACAAGCTACAGCTTGAGTCCCTAAATGAGAATGCTGACACCAGTGACGTTGCCTCCAAGACTGAGGCTGAAGTCCGTAAGATCATGGATGCCAGTGCCAATGCGGATAATACCCTGTCCGCTGCGGCAAGCGATCTAAAGACTAGGCTTCACAGCATCTCAGACGGAACATACGTATCCAAGAAGATATCCTTTGGTATCCCTCACTTGGATGAGAAACTAGACGAGGGTGGCATTGCACAGGGTGAGGTCTGTGTGATAGCCGCCCCTACATCCTGCGGAAAATCCCAGTTGGCATTGAACTTTGTTCTTAGGAACTCAATCTCCAGCAGTATCCCATCAGCTATCTTTAGCTTTGAGATGCCAGCACAGCAGTTGACCAAGCGCATGACGCAGACGTGCTCCGCAGTTAATCTAAAGAAGTACGTGGACAAGAGCATCACTCCCCATGAGATGACGCTAGTGGATGACTCCATCGATAAGATTGGTAAAGCTCCCATCTATACAGTTCACCATGTCCGTGGCATCGATGACCTGCGCTCCAAGGCACGATCCCTAAAGCGCAAGCACGGCATAAAAGCAATCGTCGTGGATTACTTGCAGTTGATCCCCTTCAATCCAAACATCAGTAAGCACGAGGGCATCTCGCAGGCATCCCATGGCATCAAGCAGATGGCAATGGAGTTAGACGTAGCTGTCATTCTATTAGTTCAAGTCAACAGGACGGGTGCTATGCGGGACACTGGACTTGTGCTCTATGACCTAAAGGACTCTGGTGATATTGAGAATGATGCGGACATCGCTTTGCTAATGTGGCCAAAGGGTGGCAACGCAGATAGCTGCAAGGCAGTGGACTCCAATGGAGTTAGCTACCTAGAGATGGACTACAACGTAGCCAAGAACCGAGAGGGAGAGCGTGACCTAAAGGGACGCTTCAAGTTTATCAATCACATCGGACGCTTTCAGTAGTAGGTACTATGGACATTCAGTAGAAACCCGTGATGCTGGGGAGCATCGCAACTACGAACACCAACCCCTTCGTCCCTCATTAACGTGAGGTGACGGAGGACACTTTAATTAGCTATTTCCAAAATGGAAAGAACTGGAAACAACCAGCCCAATAGGGCGCACACATTATGAATGAAGAAACTAAAGTATGGGTCATATCCGTCGATGAAGACCCGATGCCGTGGGAAGACTGGGACTTACCGCATTCCGTATTCACTGGGACTGAAAAAGATGCCGAATCATACAGGCTAGGACTAGAGGCAAACAACCCTAAAGAATGGCTATGGTCGATGTGCTCGACTCAGGTCAACACAATCAACTCAGCCCAGTAGGGCGCACACAACAAATAAAAATAAAATGAACATAACAACAGCAATACAATACTTGGAATCCAAGGAATCCTCCATACTCCCCACTGAGTTTGAAAAACTAGCCGCCAAGGTTAAGTCGGACATCAGTAATAATGCATTTGGCTCGCTACTGGTTTTTCCCATACAGAAAAAGAAGCAAGTGAGATCCAATAGCTTTAACGAAGTAAAGGGTTTAGAGGCAGTTCAAATCGTCAATTCCCATAGGGACAAGGGCATGACAGCTCACGAAGCATGTAAATTAGCTGGACTCAGCCACTCTACGTATAGAGACTGGTGCGACAGACTTAGAGTTATCTACGTAAAAAAACATTAAAATGAGCACTGAAACCCAACCATCACTTTCCAGTATCCTACGAGAGCTAAAGGATGACTTAATCTATTTCCGTGGAGAGAATCTACGACTGCTGGAGCAAATTAATCAACTCAAGCAAGCCATCGCAGCACTGAACAAGGAACCAACTAACTCCTTGTGATTCTCTTGACATAATCCATGGATCATAAACAATCCATGTTATACTTTAACAATGCCTAGGAACTATAGAAGCGAATACGACAACTACCAGAGTAAGCCCGAACAGCGAAAGCGTAACGATGCCCGAAAGAAATCCAGACGGAAGATGGTGAAAGCCGTCGGAAAGATGAAGCTCCAAGGAAAAGACATCGATCACAAAGACCGCAACCCCTGCAATACATCTCGTGGTAATCTTCGTATTCAATCAAAAGCAGTAAACCGTTCTAGGAATAAATAGTTTATCGGTAAGCCAAGTGAGCAATCCTTGGCAGGTGGGTTTCTCGTTCTCTCCCTCCTTATTAAATCCGATGAGAAAACACAACCTCCTCACTTAGCTAATACTAGGTGAGGAGGCATTTTCAAATGAAAGCATATAGAAACGAACTAGACAGAACTGGCAGAGCTAGCAAGCAGGGAGCATCAGCCGAAAGTAATTTCAAGAAATCCATAGATGGTTTCTTTGGCTCAAACATTGAGCTAACTGGAGTGCACAATGGTCAGTTTGACCACATAGACTTCCGCTGCAACGTATCAATGGATGTCGATGTTAAGTCCATCAAAGACCCAGAATCCCTGTGGATTGAGTTCAAGAACATAGCTGGGAACGACGGCTGGCTATACGGAAGGGCTACGCACTTTGCCTTTGAGCGCAAGGAGGGGTTCCTGATAGTTTCCAAGTGGGACTTGATCCATCTAGTAGATAGCTTGGTAGATAAGGACACTCACGTTAATTCCCCCAAGGCATGCATGTACAAGATGTATTCCAGAAAGAAATACGGTAGGGATGATTTGCTATCTAAGATTCACCCAGATGACCTATACAAGATACCCTATATCTTGGTTAGCAAGAATGCTATGAACTCTACCTCTCGCCCAGTGGATTCGGGGACTTCCTCTTTGAAAGAGGAGAAGGAGCTAGATCCTTGGATCTAAGTCTAGATAGTCTTTCCTCTGTCTCAACACCCCGACCCTCAGCCCAGTAGTATAGCTTGCCAACGAAGGGCATGTATTTTACACTGCGCATGTCCGAGATTTTATCCATCTCTTGAGCATCCTTGAACAC